ACAATTCAGGGTTATTCCAAATAATGTCTTGCTTCTTGGGAATTTCCATAGGTAATGTATTCCTACGGTATTCCAGATATTCTGAGAGAACGGGTAAATCTCCAACCCAGCTTGCCAATTGACTTGCAATGGCCCATCTATGGTGTTCAGCTCTAAAATTTTTTTTCAGCTTATGGGTAACATTTCCTCCGATTATGGCTCTGTGGAACTTGCGATGAACCACGACATAATCCAAAATTACACCTCCCGTTTTTGACAAAAAATCAATCATTCCATCTCTCCAAGATTGAATCTTAACCAAATAACCTATTCCCTGTAGGCATTCAGTTTTTGCATACAAACGATCTGCTACATCGTTGTATATGGAAATCTTTGATTTTGATACGGCACGGACCTGATCATCCCCTGATTGACCAAACTGGTATTCATTATCTTTCAGCTCTGCCATTCTTTTTATGACTAACTGCATGATAATCCCCCGTAACGTATTCCCTAAGGTTGTTAATGTGGCTGCTCCACTGAAAACACTTCCATATAACAAACCTTCCATCATTATGTTCCTTGTGCCCACATAATAACAAAAAAATGGGTACCATGTATGGAGAAGACAATCTCTCAGTGCTTGTCTTTTTCCATCATCATAGCCTTGTCGGGCACAATATTCGTCAACCAACGCCTCATGCAAACAAATATCCACACATTGGATTTTCCATGCAGCTTCATGGGCATCATGACTACTTCCATCCGCATCTCCGGTTTCTGGGTCAGACACGGAACGAACCATCTGAGTTAGTGTTTCCTCTAACTCACCACAATCCAATCCATGGATAAATTGGGGCATAAAGTGCGTTACGGCTGTCAACAAATTTTTGTTATAAACTCCCGTAAGGAACTTATATACACAATCTGGATTGAAAAAACACCTTCCCCGAATTTTATTCGCATGGTCATAATGAGGTTCACCTGATTTCTGCTTAAGTTCAATACGCCGATTGACCTTATACTGTTCCCCCCACCGTGTTTGCCCTAACCTGTACACTGACTGTTTACTGGTTGGCAAACTTTGGATATACTCTTCATCTGTCATCATGGGATTCATAGACCAATATCCCCTGATATCATGGACAAGCGCCGTAACAACTCG